TGGCTGGAGTATCGAGGGCGTGTACCTTCGCCGATTCTGTGAACGAGACCGAGGCTTACAGGCCTGACAAGTTCTTCGCCGACGCCCTCCGGGGCCTCCATTGCTACGGCGCGAAGGTCATCGATCCTGAATGTCTCTGCGTTCTGACCTGTGCTCCGAGCTGAGGTGGTGAATCATGGTAAGATCTGAAATTACCGTAAACGAGCTTAACGGGGCTTTCGCCAACCACGAAACCGCCGACACGATCGACAAGGACAACGATCACGTGATCGCCGAGGGGGCCAACTTCAAGAGGCTGATCCTGAGCTTCGAGCTCTCGGCCGCCACGGCTGCCGACACGATCAAGATCGTGGCCGGAACCGCTCACCCTGCTTTCAGGCGGGGACTCGGCGACCTCACCTTCGAGGCAGCTGGTGGAGCTGAGCGGGTCTGCATAGGCCCGATCGAGACGGCTCGATACCTCCAGGCCGACGGAACGATCCACATCGACATCGCCGGTACTTCGATCGCGGGAACGATCGATTGCTACGCTCTCCCTTGAGCTGATAACCGACTGACACCAGAGGGGGCGAAATGCCCCCTCTAAACCCTGGTTTAAATTCATGGCCGAATCCGAATACGTTACCTCCGATGAGATGGATGCTTACGTGGTCGATCGTCCTGATGCCGTGGCCTGGGATGCTCTCTCTGGTGATGAGCAGGACGCTCTTTTAGTGTACGTCTCTGGGCTTGTGGATAGTCTCCCTTTCATCGGTAAAAAATTTGAATATGATATTACAACTCAGCCCCTCCAGTGGCCGCGACTGATCAAGACGCGCCGGGGGTGGGTGGTCGCCGACCGAGACGCCGATGATATCCCCGTGATTCCCCAGGCTATCAAAGATGCAGTCTGCGAGGAGGCTCTGGCGAGGCTGGACACGTCCAACGATCAGAGGCGGAAGCTCCAGGAAGGAGGTGTAACCAACTTCAAACTCGGCGAGCTGTGGGAAGAGTACGACGGATCTCTCCAGGGAGGAGGGATCAAGGGGACTCCTCTGAGGTCCTGGGCGGCTTACAGGCTGCTGGAGCCCTACCTGGCGAAGGGGGCTAGGTCTCGGTGATCGCCGGCTACTTGAGCCAGACCGCCAAATATGAGGACTCCCCCGTCATTTACGGCTGGGCTCCAGTCCTCGCAACGCTCACCCTATCCCCTTCTTTTTCGATGGACGACCCCTTCAAGGTCAAGTATGAGATCAGTTCGGGGTCGATCGCCCTCAACGTAACCATAACTGGGACCCTGGACGGAGAGCCCCAAAGCGATACCCTAGAAGGCTTCGGCCCTCCCTGGGGAACCACCGAGATGGTGACGTCTAAACAATTCGACACTGTAACCGAGATCACGACCGACATCGGGGAAGAGGAGCTAAACTGTCGTGTTGTGGCGGCCGACCCCACCACAGAAGAGGAGCTCCCCGGCGAGTGGGTCGAGTTCCCATGCCGATGGGAGGCCAAAAGGTCGACGTACCTCAAGGTGGTCGATGAAGAATACTCTCAGCAGATCATGCAGGCCGAGGGCCGGCTCTTCTGCCTTGAGCCCCTGGAGTTTGGCGCCCAAATTAAGCTGGTGATCAACGGCGAGGACTCCCCGATCTACGAGGTCGTCAAAGTCGCCCCGAAGGCCGGCCTGGACGGGGAAGAGCTGTATCGGGTCCTGCTTCTCGGGGGTGTAGGCGGGTGACGGTTAACCCGGCCACGCTCACCGAAGACCAGGCCTTCCGGCTCATCCAGCTCTATGAGAACGGCGACCGGAAGATCCAGGCGGAGATAAACCGGGTTCTCCTCAAAGGTGGCGATCCTGCCTATTACCGGGCCGTTCAACGGAACATAAGGGCAGCTCGAAATAAGCTTCTCGTCGGTGGCCGTGAGTGGTGCGACGACGCGATCCCCTACCTCTACCGCGAAGGTGTTGCCTATGCCGATGGGATGGCCTTCTCGACCCACCTCTCGGCGGGCTTCGGAACCCTTCACCAAGAGGCGGTCCATGCTCTCGCCGAAGCGACCTATTCCAGGCTAGGAGCGGTCGATCTCACCATAGGGCGACAGGTGGACGACCTATTTCGAGCTCTCCAGCTCGAGTATACTCAGAGTGTGGTCCTGGGGATCGATAGCGTCGATACGGCGGCCAGACGGATGAAAGAGAACTTAGCCTCCAGAGGTGTTACCGGCTTCATCGACAAGGCGGGCCGTCGTTGGGATATGGCCAACTACTCGAAGATGGCCGTCCACAACGCCTCCATGCAGAGCTTCAGAGAGGGGACTCGGATCAGGCTCTTGGAGCATGGCTATGATTTGGTGGTGGTCTCGACGCATTCTAAGGCCTGCCCCTTGTGCGTTCCCTGGCAGGGGAGGACCCTCTCGTTAACAGGAGAGACCCCAGGATATCCGACCCTCGCCGAGGCCCGAGCCGCCGGCCTGGAACATGTCGGGTGCCGTCACACAATGACCTTGAGCCCCCACGAAAAGGAGCGGGATAAATGGAACTGACCGAGGTCCTCGAGTTCTCACGCGCCGACATGACGAGGATCGTCTCCCAGCGGCTGAAAGAGGACCGAGAGAAACGGGGAACCACCGTCCTGTTGAAGGAAAGGGTGGCCCTGAAAAAGAAGATTAACGAGCTTGAAGCCACAACCGAGCTTCTCAGAAAAGAGCTGGAATTTCTCAGGTATCAAGCTTGGTTGCATGACTATGGCCCTTAAAGGCGGAACCGAGTTTTCCCGGGCCGTGGTTTTACCTTTCATTAAACGATCCGTTTAACCTGGCATAGATATTTAACCGATCGTTTAACAATTAGTTAAACATGCCATTCTTAGGGGTCAAGATCTCGGCGGAGCTGGAGACCTTGATCGACGAAGAGGTTAAACGCTCCGAGAAGTCCAAAAGCGATATCGTGAGGGATGCGTTAAACCAATATTTTAACGTCGCAATCCCTGAAGGTACAGGCCTAATCGTATTAGATAAAAAAGAGCTTATAAAGCTGATTGACAGCAGGCTGGGGGTTAAACCGGAAGTTAAACAGGACGTTAAACCGGTTAAACAAGACGTTAAACCCGAGGTTAAACCCGAGGTTAAACCCACAATTCAGAGGCTATCCGAGGACACCGCGACACAAGAGAAGATCAAAGAGCTGTGGAGAGGCGGAGAGCGGAACCGACAGGCAATAGCTCAGCAGGTAGGATACAAAAACCGGACCGTCCAGCAGTACATCAAAGACTGCCTGGAAAGCGGCGAGCTGGAGAAGTAGATAAACTACATTAGAACCCGGAAAACTTATAGCATTCTAGATTGATTAACGTAATTATTATGAGAAACAATTATCTAGAAATAAGAGAAGGTTTGAATGAACTAATATCAGATGGTATAAAACTACAGGAGTATTTAAAAAGTGAGGATGATTTGAAAGACCATTTAAATTTCATGTTCGAATACGAGAGTTGGTACACAAGATCGTTTTTGGTTATTAAACAACTAATTCCACATCGCGCCGAGGATTTTGAACGGCGATACCATACCATCGAAAGACTCTGCGAAAGGTTGCCGGAGCCAGCCACTATTAAAATAACGCCTTCCGCAAATCTAAATATTACAATAAATTTTTTGGTTCAAATAAAAATATTATCATCCTCAGCAGATACTTTAGATGATACGCTAGCTAAAATTAAAGATATTCTACAAGCAGATCTTTTTAATTCGGAGCTTGATGCCGCTATGCATCTACATAAAAACGGGCATTTAAGAGCAGCTGGAACCGTGGCTGCAGTAGTGCTTGAAAGCCACCTCCAACAAGTAGCAGCCAATCGTTGTATTCCTATTTCTAAAAAAGACCCAACCATCGCAGATTTAAACGAGCCACTTAGAGCACATAGTGTGTACGACATTCCAACTTGGAGGGAAATACAAAAATTGGCTGATATACGAAATTTGTGTGATCATAAAAAAGCTCGTGATCCAACCGAAGAAGAAGTTCTCGATTTGATTAATGGTGTAGGAAAGATAATACAAAATGTTGGGTGATTTTTGGGTGTTTTTAATTAGTTATGTAGCTTGCTGGTCATAACTAATAATTAAAGTTACATAACTAAATTCACTTTCCACACTTTCCATCCGATGGAAACTGACAACTATTTGACGAGACAACAAGGTGATAAGCAAAAGAGGCCTAGATACCAGACCTTATATTAACCAGAGACAAAAACAGCATCAACTAGACAAGACAAACACCACGACATTTAACGAGGTGTGTTATCGGCTTTTGCTAGAGCAAAACGCCACCGCGAGGCTATATCCTCGCCAGATAGTTTCCACTTGCCGGCAACTATCCGATCTGTTGCCTCAGGATCAGAACTTTCTCCTTTCCGCTGTGGGGGCGGCGTTGCACGTCGAACCGGCGCATATCGAGCTTTTTAATGAGCTTCGAAAACTGGGAGTCAGTAAGCTTCAGATCCTCTTTCAGCTCCGAAAAGGCGGCCCGGCCCTGTCGTCTTTTCAGGATCCCGATCATCTCTTCGATCCTGGCGGCGGTCTTAGTCCCTTCTTGTGGTGGGGAGGGCGAAGCGATGGGATTCTCCAGCCTGGAGATCCTCTGGCGGTCATATGCTCGTTCGAGGGCGACCTCTTCCCGGAAGGCGTCCAGCTCCTCCCTGAGCTTGTGGATCTCATCTTCCTGGCGCTGAATTTCCCTCTGTCGTTGCTGGGAGATGCACTGGAGCCGACGGATCTCATCCTCCTGCTGCTGGAGGACCTCGGTTAAAAGATGCTTAATTCTTGGGTCCTCATCGAAAAGCTTATCCGCCAGAAGGGCCATTTTATCCTTGGTCGTGGATCGGCCTCTGGCATCCGCTAGGGGCTGGTCTTCTAATGTCCTCATTCTTCTATCACCTTCTATTGTGGTTACATGCGGTTACTGCTTTGGGATTCTATCTAAATAATCTTTTTGCCGAGTTCCAAATCCCACAAATCAGTTTGGTTATGTGACTCTCGCCACTAAATTTATATGGGATAGTCACATAACTATATTACATGGCGAGGCAGAAGATCGTTTACGAAACCACAAGCGGGGAGGAGATCAAGGCCTTGAGAGAGGAGGCCCGGAAGCTGCGAGACGAGGCGGCAAAGCTCCGGGCTATCAGGGGGCTGGAACCGGCGGCGAGGGAGAGAGAGGCGGAGGCGGCCAGGCTGGGGGGCGAGGCTGAGGCTCTGTGGGATGCGGCGCGGCTGGAGGCGTTGACGGTATACCTCGGCCAGGTGGAGAAGATCACCGCGAAGGGGCCGAAGACCTATGAGTACTTTTTCGCATCTTGGAAGGCGGGGGACAAGGTCGTTAACAAGTACATCGGCTCTCCTCGAAAGATGACCCGAGAGGCAGCCACGGCGAGAGCCCGAAAGCTGAAGGCAGAGGCGCTTGAGCTTCGCTAATGCAGAAAGGTCTAATAGACCTTTCTGCTTTGATGCTGTAAATAACTTTCCGGGGGAAAAAAATGGATGTTTATATCGATGAGTCTGGTGATTTAGGATTCGGCCAAAACGCATCCGACTTTTTTGTGTTGGCTGCGATCATAACAAAAGACTCGTCTGCGATTGATAAATGCATTAAACGTATTAGAATGAATAGATTATCTAAAAAATATAAACAGACTTCTGAACTGAAATTTAACAACTCGAATGATGCGATCAAAAGGCGTATTCTTGAATGCATCGCGAAAACAGATAGCAATTTAGCCTATATAATACTGCATAAACGTAAATCCAGTTTGACGATAAACGATAGCGCACAACACATACACGATCACATGTTTAAAAAACTATTATTTGAAATAATTATAAACTGTAATCTAAACGGAACTGTGAACGTTTGCCCCGATAAGTCCATGTATACGATAGATGAAGACGTCCTTGGACAAAAATTGGACAGGTGCTCATTAAAACTGGAGCCGCTTGATTCTAGGCAATATCCGTGCATCCAAGCAGCTGACTTTATTGCAGGGACAATAACTCAAAAATATCGTGGAGATAGTATCCACTATCAAAAGATAGAGTCGTGTTTTGCTGTAACAATTGATTATATCTTCGAAAATAAATAAGTGCTCATGGTGAACCCTTCTTTACTTCGTCCCACCCGCCCATAGGCGGCCTCATCCTTTTCGAGAAGGCTTTACTCACCACGGTACCATCGTACATATACCATGGTACATGTAACGATTAAATAGCTTTCGCCTATTTATATTCTATCAATTTTAGTATTCTAAATACATTATTAAATATATACGCGTTATAATGATGATTACAGAGATTATATAAAATAATCAGTTTGCGTTCAGCGCTCGATTTTAGCGGCTTCTGAGATAGCGTCGTGCTTGGTGAATTGATCGGAGAACAAGCGATTGCCTTTCACGTTCTTGTTTGAGTAATCTATTTAAATATACAGGAGAATGTTATCTTATGAGCAACTTGGATGAATTAAATGAGACATTTCAGTCGCTTCGCGAAACGTGGGCTTTAGAAATAGCAACAGACATCGACTTGAAGCTCCAAGAGTACGCCGCAAACTGGAAAGAGACTATACCTGCGAGCGATAATAGCTTAACTCACGTAAAGTGGAGAATTCTTTTCGAAACACAGAAAGCCCGAATAGATCTCCTCAAGGCAATCATGAGAGATTAAGCAATACTTTACACTGTGATTGTCTAAAAACTCCCCTATCTTTTTTACAGTCTCCTAAACCAGATGAGTTTACTCGATGATTGCACTTGTTCTACACACTATGGGAATCTTCGTGATCCGTCGCGCAAAGGTATGGGTAAATGGATCGAGTTTGGGCTTATCCGAGGGGGTCTCTCGCAGCAAAGGCGCACGATAGCGGTTTTTTGGCGGGAATTTTGAGCGGCGAGGGCGTCGTTTTTGTAGGAGTGGAGGGGTAAGACGACACAGGTCCAGGGGGGGAACAATCTATAAATATAATGGGGCACAATTGGGACACATGCCAGTGGTGATGGAGAAAAGGCTGAACGTCCGCGTTCCGAAGGACATCTATGATCAAGTCGTAGACATAGCAGTCAAGGAAAATACCTCAGTTGGAACCATCGTCCGTGAAATCGTGGAGGACTACCTAGAATTTGGGCCCGAGAAGGAGATGTACGACAGAGACATAACGAAGCTCCTCGGGGATAAAGAAAGGCTTTTTGAGGCGAATAAGACGCTTCTTAAGTCGCTTGACTCCATGTACGATACAGTCGCGACATTCAATCGGATGATCATCACTATTTTGAATGCATGCATTCCCGTGTTGGAAGGAAAACCAGAGTGCTGGGAAGCCGGAGAGCTAGTCAAATATCTCAATCGCATCAAGATCATAACCGAAATAGCCAGTAAAAACACGCCTGGTACCGTGGACGAATAATATGTTTAAATATGAAGAAGACAAGTGAATACTAATGTCTCCCGATACGATGGAGCGAAAGCTCGTGATCCGAGTTCCGGACTGGTTGTATGCTAGAGTTCTGAGCATGGCCGACAAAAATGAGGTATCGATGTCAACGGCGGCGAGGGAGCTGATGTTGGACACCTTGGAATACGGCGACAGAATCGACGAGTATCGAGCTAGAATAAAAAATCTCCAGGAGCAGAATGATAGCATCCTAGGAACATACACTTCGCTGTTGAATCAGACCGAGATTGCGCAGACTAATTTTAACAGTTGTGTCATCTCGCTGATGGCTGTCCTGGAAGGCAAAGTCTCTGAAGACGAAAAACGACATCTTGTGACACAATTCGCCCCATACGCTGAGCTGGCCAGGAGGCAGCAGGATGAGGCTAAACGTCAGTATGAGGAGCGTCAGAAAATGGTGGCTGAGGCAAAAGCCGCTGCGCGAAAGAAGAAGTCGGTAGATGAATAGAATGCGACTTCGGCTAGACCCCGAAGTCGCCCAGGTGACAACTAACACGGGCGTGTCAGTCTATGATAGAATGCAATTTTAGAGGATATAAGTTTCGCGGTGTTTTCCGCGAACAAGACGACGATGTGGAGATCGCATCCAGGATAGACCGAGACATCGACAGAGAGAGTAAGCAGTGGGGGCGGTCAAGATGAAAGCGGAACCGTTACCCACAGGCGATTACTTTCCCCCCACACATGGCGAAAAAATAAGAGACATCAGGCCAGAGGTGAGGGGATGAACGCCCCTCGACCCATCGCCCTCGACGTCTGGCATCGAAATGTACCCGATGCACTGAGGGCGGTAGAAGGCTGGATTCTGTGGAAATATACCCTCGTCAATGGAAAATGGACCAAACCGCCATTTAACGAAGACGGGAAGAAGATCGACGCCCACGATCCCGCAGAATGGATGACATTTGTCCAGGCAGTCCAGGCCTATCAGAAGGGCGGCTTCGACGGTATAGGGCTCTCTCTCAACGCTATGGAGGCTCTCGCCGGGGTCGACCTAGACCACTGCGTCAATGGGGCAAAGATCGAGCCCTGGGCCTTGGAGATCGTCGAGGAGCTGGGAAGCTACGTTGAGATCTCTCCAAGCGGTGAGGGGCTCCGAGTCCTGGGATATGGGAAGCTCCGGCGAGAGGGACGCAAAAAGGGTAATATCGAGATGTACGACGGGGGTCGGTATCTCACCTTTACCGGCCACAGGCTGGACAGCGCAACCTCTGATATAGAGGACTTCGACGAGGCACTCGATCGAGTACACCGCCGGATATGGAGCGCCTCCCAGGAGGCCCCCACCACCCACGGCGAGGGGGGAAAAGTGGGCGATGATCTGGCCGAGAGATTCGCAGCCCTCTGCGATGACGACCCGAAGTTTAAGGATAGATACTATTCTCCAGCGAGTGTCGGCGATCGATCGGACCACGAGTTCCACCTCTGCGCCAGGCTGTGGGAAGAGGGGTTCTCCGAGTCCGAGATCAGATCTTTGATGGACTCCAGCCCACAGGAGAAATGGAGAGAGAGGGGTGCCGACGACTACAGAGACACCACAATCAGAAGAGCGATCCAATCAGCAGCGGCGCCGAAGGGGAACACCGGTGGGATCGAGGAGGCAAAGCCGATCACCGAGGAGGAGCTAGCCTCCAGGAAGATGGATCACGGCCCAAAATTCGAGCTTAACCTGCCTGGGAACCACTATCTAACCCGCTATATCGCATACGGGCGAGACGTATCGGACGCCTACCCCGATTACTGGCTCGCTGGGGGGCTCTATCAACTGGCTGTGATTGCCGATAAGAAAATATGGGTCAAGCTGCGACAGGGGCCGGTCTATCCAAACCTCTACATCTTCATAGCCGGAAGATCGAGCCTCAGCCGCAAGAGCACCGTCGCCGACATCACCGAGTCTCTTCTCAACGATCACCGACCGGGGACGGCGATCAATGCAGTCCCGACAGAGTTCTCGCCGGAAGCCTTCATCGAGCACCTCGATGAATGCCCCCATGCCCCGTGGGTGAGAGACGAGGCTGCCGGAATCTTGTCGACCATGAGACGGGACTACATGAGGGGCTTCAAAGATTCGCTGATGCAGTTGTACGATTGCCGACCCATTCACCGGAAGCTGAGGACCAACAGGCGGACGAAGAGTAAAAACGAGTTTAACGTGGACGACCCCTATCTCAACGTCCTGTGGGCGACGACCGACTCCTCGTTAGCGGCTAACACCGAGATCAACGACACCCTCAGCGGCTTCATGGCGAGGTTCATCTATCACTTCCCGAGGAGACCCAAAGAGCGATGGCTTCCCCTGGAGGAAGGCGAGGCGATGAACTCCGAGCTGGAGCTCGTCGTCAAGGGACAATTGGCTGCCATGTCAAAAACCGTCTCCGAGATGGTGAGACAACAGCTTAATTTCAGTAAAGAGGCGGCAGAGTACTGGACCCGGTGGCAAAAGCAGCGGGCAAGGGAGATCGAGAGGAGAGACGACGCCAACGAGATGCAGATTCACAGCAGGTTGGTTCCGTTGGTGGCTAAACTGGCGATGCTCTTCGAGCTGGGATCTTCTGACTTCGATCCGGCATGGAGACGACCTATCCGGCTCGAGTACGTCATCGAGGCTTGTCGGCTTGTGGACGAGTACTATCAGCCCATGGCCATGGCCGTCTATGACATGGTTGGCCGGGACCTGGAGCGGAACATTATCGACCGGATCATAGCGTTTTTGAAGAGGCATGGCGGCGTCTCTACCAAGCGGGAAATATCCAGGCATGTGAAGATCAAGGCGAAAGAGCTTCAGGAATACCTCGATACCATGGCCGGGGATGGGACCGTCGAATATTGTGAGATCCAGAACCCCAGAGGGGAATCTACGGTTAAGGTCGTTCTTAATGTCGGAACTGTCTATACCGTCGATAATGTCGATACTGTCCATACTGTCACTCGTAACACTGAGGATCGAGAGGATAAACGTAACACTAGATCAGAAGATAAATCATCTTCTTGTGGGAATCATGTTACTAAAAAGGAGCCCAAACTAGGTGACAGTGGTGACACCGGTGACTGTAGTGACAGTATCGACAGATTGACAGTATGCTCACCTCCACGGCCCCCGAAGCCAAACGTGGCGGCGGTCCCCGAAAAGACCGAAGCGAATACCATCTTCGGCTTGAGCATCCCCGCCTACTTGGACATCGGAGGAGGCCAAGTCCCGACGGTCAAGCAGTTGATGAAGGTGCAGAAGGAGTGGCCGAAGGATAAGGCAGTGATGGCTATCGGGATGCTGGAGCAACAGGGATATTCGAGGGGGTTCAATTGTCCGGATTAGGATAATTAACCAAAGCTATTTATATAGCGATTGTCCTAATAGTACACACAATGAGCAAAGGCGGTCCCGTATTCGAAGATGAAGAGGCCGAGATACTGGAAGCCCTGAAGGCGGGCCGGTCCGTCCGGGACGTGGCCGAAGAGTTTCAGAGAGGGACGGGAACGATATCCCGGATCGCTTCCAGGAACGGCCTGGATCTAGGGGAACGTTCCACCACAAAAAGGGCCGCTCTTATCAAGTCCTGTTACGCCTCCGAAGACAGGATCAAACTGATCGGCGAGGCCCTGAACAAAGGCCGAGAGCTTCTGAAAGCCTGCGATAACCCCCGCGATTTTCAATATCTGATGACCGGCTTTGCGATCGGCATCGATAAGCGGCGGCTGGAAGAGTCCACCGACCCATCGGCGAAGGGCGGAGAGATCCGCATATTGTTTGAGAAGATGGGCGAGGAGGCGGAGACTTGAGCTTCCAGGTTCCCACCGGAAAGCAGCGGGACTTCTGCCTCGGTTCCGATGCAAGGGTGAACATTCTCCACGGCGCTGTCAGATCGGCGAAGACCGTCGGGGCTAACGTCCGGTGGCTCCGGGCCGTCCTCGAGGCTCCGGCCGGGGTCAACCTGCTGATGACCGGGAAGACCCTCACGAGCCTGGAGAGGAACGTCCTTCTGCCTATCGCCTCCCTGGTAGGCCCTCAAAACTTCGAGTACCGGCGGTCCCTCAAGGTCGCCACCATATACGGGCGGCATATCCTTTGTGAGGGAGCCAACGACGAGAGCGCCTTCACGAAGATCGCAGGCCTCACCCTCGGCGGTGCCCTGGTCGATGAGGGGAGCCTAACACCTGAGAGCTTCTTCAACATGCTGATCTCTCGTCTCTCCGAGCCGGGCTCTCAGCTCTTCCTCACGACGAATCCGGGCCCGCCGGCTCATTATCTAAAGAAGAAATGGATCGACCGGGAGGACGAGCTGGATCTCAAGACCTGGCATTTCGAGCTGGAGGATAACCCCTGGCTGGACCCCCTGTACGTCGCCGAGCTGAAGCGCCAGTTCGGGCCTCGAGGATCTCTCTTCTATCAGAGGTACATCGATGGCCTGTGGGTGGCTGCTGAGGGCGCCGTTTACCGAAACTTCAACCGGGATATTCACTGCATCCCCCGCCTCCCCGACGGCCGGATTGAGGAGATGAGAGTCGCTGTGGATCCTGGAGCCACTCACCCCACGGCGATGCTGAAAGGCTTCCGGATCGCCGATAAGTGGTACATCGCTGGAGAGTACCGGAAGGCCGACAAGTCCCCGGCTGAGGTCTCGAAGGACCTGAAGAAATTCCTGGCTGGGATGTATCCGACATCGATCGACGTCGACCCGGCGGCGAAGGCTCACCGGCTCCAGTTTGTGGGGGATGGAATCGAGGGCGTCCAGCAGGCCGATAACGACGTTCTCAACGGGATCCAGAAGGTGATCAACGCCTTCGACCAGGGATGGCTCTACCTCGTCGGCCCGTCGACCGAGATGCTCCAGGAGGAGCTGGAGGGCTACCGATGGGACCCCAAAGCCACCGAGCGGGGAGAGGACGCCCCCATCAAAGAAGACGACGACCTCGTCGACACCCTTCGCTACCTGGTTAACAGGATCAGCAAGAGCCGCCGTGTTACCGATTTTAGGAGGCCTTCAAGATGACCGTATTCACTACGTTAGATTTTCTGAAGCCCGGCCAGAAGTGGCCGCCAGACAAAGACCGGCTGGCTCGATATGCAAAGAACCGGCTGCTAATGGAGGGAGACCACGATCTCGTCTTCGCTGGACTGAACGAGGACGACGCCCCCCGGATCATCAAGATGCGTGTCAACTGGTTCAAGCGGATCATGACCCTCTTCAGCGACCTGGCTGTGGGGAACCCGCCGAAGATCACGGCCGTGGATCAGACCACGGTGGACCGGATCACCGACGATAACGCCTTCGAGATCCTCGTCTACGACCTCTTCAGCGACCTGATCGCCTTCGGGGATGGGGTCCTCAAACCCCGATGGGATGGGAAGCGTGGGGTTATCAGTCGGATAGATCCCCGTCACTGGTTCCCGGTAGTGGACCCCGACGACGCCGGAACCTTCACGGCTCATGCCCTGGCCTGGGAGGTCAAACAAGGCGACGACCGATACGTCAAGGTGGAGATCCACAAGCCCGGAAAGATAGAGCACCGGCTCCTTGAGCTAACTTCCGACGGCAAAGAGATCAAAGAGCCCGTCGACCTGGCCACCATCCCGAGATACGCCAGCCTGACGCCCGAGGAGGAGACGGGGGTGGCCGGCTTCCTGGTCTTCCCCTTCTCCAACCTGAAGGCAGGGGACGGCGTCTTCGGGCTGGACGACTTCAAAGACGTCTCCGACATCGTTGAGGAGATCGAGCGGCGGCTGATCAAGGTCTCGGGGACCCTGGACACCTTCGCCGATCCCTGGATGTGTGGCCCGTCGGGGCTCAGGGTCCGAGATCCGATCACGGGCGAGATCGTGTGGGCGTCTGATGAGAAGTACATCGCCTTGAACGAGGACGAGCGGAACCCCGAGATCCTGGTGTGGGATGCTCAGATGGGCGCCACATTCACCCAAATCGAGACCCTTCTCTCTCAGCTCTACGTCATGGCCGAACTGTCCCCGGCTGCCTTCGGTGAGACTAAGAGCGGCCTGGCCGAGTCGGGAAGCGCCCTCAAGCGCCTTATGCTCCCCACGCTGGCGAAGGTCAACCGGCTCCGGCTCCGGATCAGGCCGAAGCTCGTCGAGGTCCTGAAGACCACTGCAGAGCTCGAGGTTGCATCCCGGATGAGCGGATCTCAGGCCCTCACCAACGTCTCCCTGGAGTGGAGGTCGTCTCTTCCTGTCGACCCCGTAGAAGCGGCAAAGGTGGAGCTAACGAGACGTAGCGCGCGGGCGACTTCAACCAGAGGGAGCCTGGCCCGGCTGGACCCCGACGCATCCGAGGAGGACCTGGAGGCCGAAGTGGCGAGGATCGAAGAGGAGGAGGGGGGCTCGGCTCCCATCCTCTGAGTATCTAACTCGACAGATTTATAATGTCAAAGGCGCATACATATGAATCGGAGGAGTTATATTGAAAATAGTTCTCGCATCGATATTGTGTTTGTGTCTGGCAAGCCAAGTTGCATTTGGAGTATCGGAAGGTGATCAAGAATGGATAAATCTTGTCACAGTAGCCGCCGGGTTTATGGTCCAAGATATGGAAGACATAACTGCGGCATCAGAAGCCTTCGATTTTGATGCATTGAGTGACGGATTTGCAGCCTTGTATGGTCATGCAACCGAAGCGAAAAAATTGAATGATGAATGCTCCGTTTCATATGCATTCAGAACGTCCAAACAAGAATTTGGCTACGCACTGGATGATTTTGCAAACGCGGGTTTGTATGGCTATATGGGTGTAGATGAGATGGATGCTGACAAGATTACTTTGGCAAGCCAGTATATTACAAGTGGATCAGGGCATTTGACTAGAGCCGCGAACGCCCTTCCACAGTAATTTTTGCTCTTCGAAATCCAGGGGCCCCTCCGCTAACCCAGATTCGAGCGGGCGCCTTCGCCTCGATCGGTTATTGTAGGCTCTGCGCTAACCAATCTTTTGTAAAAATTTGTTTTTGATCATCTTCCTTCATTGCGGGGACACCACTATAATGCTTTCACAAAAAGGACAAACATTTAAATAGTATGTTAGTTAATATCTACAATTAGGCAAACGAAGGCCGTGAACTTCGGAGATTCAAACCCATGACCGATGATGAAAAGAAATTCACTCAGGCAGATGTGGACCGCTTCATCCAGGAACGGGTAGCCAGAGAGAAGGCGAAGTATGCCGATTACGACGAGATCAAGGCTGAAAATGCCGATCTCAAAGCGAAGCTGGCTGATCACGAATCCAAGAACCTGGACTCTCTGAAAGCGAAGATCGCCACCGACCTGAAACTCCCTCCTTCCCTGGCGGGACGCCTCCAGGGGACGACCGAGGCGGAGCTGAAGGCCGACGGTGAGAAGCTGCTGAAAGAGATCGGACCCAAAGAGCCTGTAGGGGGCGGTGGCAATCCGGCGGGCGAGACAAAGAAACCCCTAACCCGCGAGGCCGTGAAGGCCATGAAACCGCAAGAAATCATCGAGCACATGGATCAGATCAAGAGCCAGATGAAAGAGGGCACTTTGAGGTAAGATCACATGGCAATAACGAATTTCATAGGAGAGGTTTGGGCCGCCCAAATCCTCCAGAGTCTCCAGAAGTCCCTGGTTTACGGCCAGGCCCCGGTGATCAACCGGGACTATGAGGGCGACGTGAAGGGGAAGGGCGACACGGTGAGGATCACCGCTCACGGCCCGATAACGATCGACAACTACGACAAGACGGCCGGACTCGGCGATCCCGAGGAGCTGGACGACGCCTCCACCACGCTGGAGATCACCCAGGCCAAATACTTCAACTTCAGAATCGAGGACATCGACAAGGCTCAGATGAACGTGCGGCTGATGGAATCCGCCACGAGAGACGCGGCCTATCGGCTCGCCGAGGTCGCCGACGAGTACATCGCCGGAATCATGGCCGCTCAGGCCGGCTCTGCTGTGGGGGCTGACGGGTCCGATAAGATCTTCGACGGGACGACCGACATCGTAACCGAGGAGCTGCTTGAGGTTAAGCAGAAGCTCGATGAGGCCAACGTGCCCACCCAGGGCCGCTGGGTCATCCTTCCTCCATGGGTTACTAAGGTGATGTTCCAGGAGGACACGATCACCACGCCGGTTTGGTCCGGGGTGGAGGGCGTCATGCTCAACGGCCAGATAGGCCGGATCTATGGCTTCGACGTGCTCCAGTCCAACAACGTCCCCAACGCCGCCGGGGACCACTACAAGGTCCTGGCTGGAGTATCGAGGGCGTGTACCTTCGCCGATTCTGTGAACGAGACCGAGGCTTACAGGCCTGACAAGTTCTTCGCCGACGCCCTCCGGGGCCTCCATTGCTACGGCGCGAAGGTCATCGATCCGAGCTGCCTGTGCGTTCTGACCTGTGCTCCGAGCTGAGGTGGTGAATCATGGGAAGATCTGCAATCACGGTAAACGAATGCGACGGCACCTGGAAAGCTAGGGAAACACCCGATGCGATCGATGTAGCCAACGACCACCAGATAGCGGCGGCGTCCAACTTCAAGAGGATGATCATCCTCGTCCACATCTCGGCGGGAACGGGAACGGGCGGGGACATCGCCTTGAAGGCGGGAACCGCTCACCCTGCCTTTAGGCGGGGGCTCGGCGACCTGGCGATCGGGGGCAACCTCGTAGCGACCGAGGAGTACGTCATCGGTCCGATCGAGACGGCTCGATACCTCCAGAGTGACGGAACCATTCACCTGGACGTCACCGATACCAGCAACACCAATCTCGCCGGGACGATCGAAGCTTACGCATTGCCTTGAGGGGGGACGTTTCCCTCCTCTCATTTAGGGTGGTTCAATGAGCCTGATTGACGAGATCCATGGGGCCCTGAGGCCGTCGTCGGAGCCCATCACCGCGACCCTCTCCGAGGTGGACGACGTGACGGCCGGGTTTGTATCTCGGTCATCGATCGCCCCAGTTACCGTACTTCTCTCCGAGTCTGTCGATTTTCAGGGGAGCATAGGATATGACATCAAGCTGGGTGAGACGTGGTATCCGTTCTGGGTGGAAGCCCAGGCGTTCTTGGTTCCAGAGGGGTGCGAAGTAAGGGTCCGCCTGTACTCTGTTTCGGTGGGGTCGGTCGTCGCCACGATATTCCAGGGCAGGGTAACGTGACGCCTTTTCGAATCCCAGGAGGTTGATTTTGTGGTCGAATACATCACATCGTCCGAGATGGACGCCTACGTTGCCGACAGGCCCGGCTCCTCAGCCTGGACCGGGGCCTCTTCTGCACTGAAGGAGGATCTTCTGAAGTACGTCTCGAAGCTCGTCGATTCTCTTCCTTTTGTGGGTAAGAAGTACGATACCGACCTATCCACCCAGCCCCTCCAGTGGCCGAGACTGATCAAGACGCGCCAGGGTTGGGTGGTCGCAGACCGAGACGCCGATGATAACGTCGTGGTCCCCCAGGCGATCAAAGATGCAGTCTGCGAGGAGATCATGGCGAGGCTCGACACCACGAACGACAAGAGACGCGCCCTCCAGGAGGGCGGTGTAACATACTTCAAGCTCGGCGAGCTGTGGGAAGAGTACGACGGATCTCTTCGGGGAGGCGGGATCGAGGGGACTCCTCTGAGGTCCTGGACGGCTTACCGGCTCCTGGAGCCCTACCTGGCAAAGGGGGCGCGGGCGCGGTGATCGCCGGATACCTGAACCAGACGGCCAAATATGAGGCCTCCCCCATCCTTTACGGCTGGGCTCCAGTCCTCGCCACGCTCGCCCTATCCCCTCCTTTTTCGATGGACGCGCCTTTCAAGGTCAAATTTGAGATAGATTCAGGAGCGATCGCCCTCAACGTCACCATAACGGGGACCCTGGACGGAGAACCCCAGACCGACACCCTGGAAGGGTTCGGGCCTCCCTGGGGGACCACGGTGATGGTCACTTCTAAGCAATTCGACACCGTAACCGAGATCACGACCGACATCGGGGAAGAAGAGCTAAACTGTCGAGTTGTGGCGGCTGACCCCACCACAGAGGAGGAACTCCCCGGCGAGTGGGTCGAGTTCCCATGCCGATGGGAGCTAAAGAGATCGACGTATCTTAAGATCGCCGGCGACGAGTATTCTCAGCAGATCATGCAGGCCGAGGGCCGGATATTCTGCCTTGAGCCCCTGGAGTTCGGCGCCAAAATTAAGCTGGTCATCGGCGGCGCCGACTCTCCAATCTATGAAGTCGTCAAAGTCGATCCGAAGACCGGCTTGGACGGTGAAGAGCTGTACCGGACCCTCCTTATCGGAGGAGTGGGGGCCTAATGGTGGATCCCGCGAAGCTCACCGAAGATCAGGCCTCCAGGCTCATCCAGCTCTATGAGAACGGCGACCGGAAGATCCAGGCCGAGATCAACCGGGTCCTCCTCAAAGGTGGCGATCCCGCCTATTACCGGGCCGTTCAACGGAACATAAGGGCAGCTCGAAACAAGCTCCTCGTCGGTGGCCGTGAGTGGTGCGACGACGCGATCCCCTACCTCTATCGCGAAGGCGTGGCCTGCGCCGATGATATGGCTTTCTCGACCCACCTCTCGGCGGGCTTCGGAACCCTCCACCAGGAAGCGGCCAGCGTCATAGCCGAGGCGACCTATTCCAGGCTTGAGGCTGTGGACCGTACCATAGGCCGCCAGGTGGACGACCTCTTCAGAGCTCTCCAGCTCGAATACACTCAGAGTGTGGTCCTGGGGATCGATAGCGTCGATACAGCCGCCAGAAGGATGAGAGAGGACCTCGCCTCCAGGGGGGTTACCGGCTTCATCGACCGAGCCGGCCGTCGTTGGGATATGGCCAACTACTCGAAGATGGCCGTCCACAACGCGGCCATGCAGAGCTTCCGAGAGGGAACTCGGATCAGGCTTCTGGAGCATGGCTATGATTTAGTGGTGGTCTCGACGCATAGCGGAGCCTGTGAGAAGTGTATCCCATGGCAAGGCCGGACCCTCTCGTTAACAGGAGAGACCCCTGGATATCCGACCCTCGAAGAGGCCCGAGCCGCCGGTCTGGAGCATGTCGGATGCCGTCATGTGATGACTTTGAGCCCCCACGAAAGGGAGAGGGATAAATGGAAAAGCTGACAGGAGCCGAGGAGGTCCTCGAATTCTCACGCGCCGACATGACAAGGATCGTCTCCCAGAGGCTGAAAGAGGACCGAGAGAAACGGGGAACCACCGCCCTATTGAAGGAGAGGGTGGACCTGAAGAAGAAGATCCATGAGCTTGAGGCCGCGAACGAACTCCTCAGAAAAGAGAACGAATATCTCAGGTATCAAGCTTGGTTGCATGACTTATGATTGTGGGGGATCAGCGTTTTATT